GTCAACCCCGCTTTAGGCTATCGGCTAACAGAAGAGTTCACCGAACAGGAATTTACGACACTCAGCAAAGACGGATTTGCGCGTGAGCGTCTGGGCTGGTGGGCAAAAGTAAAAGAAGAACAGACGGAATTTGCCATTGATACAAAGCTGTGGGACAGCTGCGCGAGTGACGAAAAACGACCAGAAGGTAAAACGGCATACGGCGTGAAGTTCACCCCGGACGGGGCGGGAGTTGTCCTGGCCGGTGCCGTGATCCCAAAAGAGGGCAAAGCACGCATAACGCTGATTGACATCCAGCCGACAGGTAACGGGCTGCAGTGGTTGGCGGAATGGCTGAATGAGCGCTATACAAAGGCATCATGTGTGGTCATTGATGGAAAAAACGGGGCGGATGTCCTAATAGAGAAGTTAAAGCCGAATGGCGGCGGGAAATGGGTGTTTAAAGACAGCGTAATCAAACCGACTGCGCAGAATGTCATTACGGCTGCCAGCATGGTAATAAATGACCTGAACGAACATAACTTGACATGGTACGGGAAACAGGACGAATTAAGAGAGAGCGCCACCACAGCCACCAAACGCCCAATAAGCGGCGGGTGGGGGTTCGGCGGCCAGACAAGCGCACCAATAGAGGCTTGCGCACTGGCGTTGTGGGGCTGCCGTACATCAAAGCGCGATCCTACTAAACAAATGAGAATAGGTTAATGTCATTATTCAGAGATAACAGGGAAAGAGTCCATATTCAGAAGAACCAGACCCGGAAGGTAAAGAAGCGGTATTGCATCATCTGCGGCAAGATGACACAGGGTGGGAGAATGTGCGACAGCTGCAGCGAGTTCATTCAGCAGAAGAACCGGGAAGAAAGGGCAAGACATGACAATAGATGAACTGAAACAGGAGTTAGAACAAAAAACAGGTGTGCCGGCAACGCTTCTTCATGGTGAAAGTGCAGAAGAAAACATAGCACAGTGCAAAGCGTTACTGGCTTATAAACGCGATCAAGGCGAACAATCCACGGCGGTGCAGTTCGCAGACTGGTCGGCGCGTTTTTTCGGCGAGCAAACAGGACATGAAAAAGCAGAGGCTACGCTTTTTGATATTGAAGAGCGGTTGCGAGCAGAAGCCGGCTTTATAAATGTCCGTGATGGCGGGGAAGTCGATCGCGGAGAGAAGACATATAACCTGCCGCCCATTAGCGAGTTTGATGACTGGGGTAAAGCGGTGTTATACGAAACCAAGCGCAAACTATATTAGCAGGTGGTGAATATGGCTAAGGTGGTTATTTGCCCTATTTGCGGGCGGAGTTTTGAAACCAGCAAACCAAATAAAAAATACTGTAGTTTTACATGTAAAGAAGCCGGCAACAAGTTGCGGCGTATGGTATGGCGAAACACTCACCCGCATTATGATGCAGCGTATATGAAGAAATATAGAGCAGAGCGAAAGGAAATAAAGGAAAATGAACATTAAACCATGTCCGCATTGTAATGGCAAAGCATACTTGACGCAGAATTACAGCGCCAGGTCAAACACCTGGTATGTCTTTGTGAAGTGCAATATATGCGGCGCACAAAGTAAAGCCTATAAAAGTAGAGAAGAGCCGGCGGCAGACTGGCAAAGCGATAGCTGCCAGGACGCTGTGACGGCCTGGAACATGAGAAACGGTGTTGATGATGAAGACCAGGACGGATTATAAAATTTGCCCGTTTTGCGGTGCTGCGCTTGACATAGGAGAGTTTTGCGAATGCCCACAGTCCGACAAGCCGGCCAGACCGCGCAGGGCGAAAAGAAACACTAGGCGCAGGGAGCAGCCAGTCCGCCGCGCCTAGCACGTTAAAGGACATCCGTATTATACCATGACAAAAAGGTGTTTGTGATGTCCAACGAAGAAATTGTTTCAGTGATCCGCGCCGGCGGAGATCGGCGGCAGCTCATGGGGCTATTATACGATCAAAACCGCCGCTTAATTGCGAAATGGGCGAACCAGTGGAAAGGCCGCGCAGAGTTTGAAGATCTTATGCAAGAAGGGTATCTGGCGCTTATCGCGGCCGTGGACGCTTACGACGAAAGCAAAGGATACAAGTTCACTACCTATCTAACAAAGGCCGTCTGGCGGCATTTTGCGCGGCTATACAACGGCGCTGTGCGTCTTCCGGAATGGTTGAAAGACGATATTGCAGCGTATCGGATCCAGTGCCGCTTGCATGAGATCGAGACCGGAAACAAGCTAGAAGATCAGCTGGCGGCCGCCAGGCTGCAGTGGACGCCCGGACATGTCGAGATAGTAAAACGATGGTCAAACCTTGTTACAGTGAGCCTTGACGCGCCTATTACGAAAGAAGCGGACAGCGCGGCGCTAGAGAGCGTTATTCCAGACCCGGACAACGGCATTGACGATCTGATAGACGATGTGAGCGACAACCAGATGAAGGATTATGTTTGGTCTGTTGTTGACAGTCTTCCGGCGGATCAATCCCAGATCATCCGCTGGCGTTACCAGGACGGCAAGACCCGCGAAGACATGAGCAAGCTAAACGGAAAAAGCGCTGCACAGATTGCCAGCCTTGAGTCAAAGGGTATGCGGGCATTACGCCGACCGACCAACAGCAAACGATTAGAAGAGGCGCTGGATTATTACGGGATCGGGTGCCATGCGTCCGGCCTGTCTACATTCAGAAAAACCGGGATGTCGTCTGTCGAGCTTGCGGTTATTAAAAAAGACCTGTTTGAAAGGCATCCGGAATTACTGAAACTGTCCCAATTTGCCGAAAAATGACCCAATCGGCCGAACTTACCGAAAAAGTATTGACAAAAGGAGTAAAGGATTAATGGCAGTACGCAAAGACAATAATAACAAGTGGATCTCCACTGTTTGGTATAAAGACTATAACGGGGAATCCAGGCGGAAAAAGAAGGAAGGCTTCAAGCTAAAACGCGAGGCGGAAGAGTGGGAAAGGGATTTTCTCAGCAAACAGGCTGCACAGCCCGACATGACCTTTGACACCTTGTGTGATCTCTATCTTGAGACCCAGAAAGCGCACCGGAAGTATTCAACCTATACCACGAAGCAGCACCGAATTGACGCATGGATCCGGCCGGCCTTTAAGAACAGGTGTATCAGTGATATTGAGGCAAAAGACATTCTTAAATGGCAAACCGAACTGAAGACGGCCGAGGGGCAGCGCGGCAAACCATTGTCGCCTGGCTATATGAACTCATTGTTCCGTGAATTAAGTTCAATTTTTATCTTCGCTTGTAAATATTACAATCTCCGGGAGAATCCAACCAGAAAGGCGGGTAACATGGTAGGCCACAAAACCAAATCAATGTTATTCTGGACGCGCGACGAGTTCCAGAAATTCATAGATACGTTCGACCCCGCGGATCCGTTTTATGCTTTCTTTATGGTCATGTATTACACCGGCATGAGGCGCGGGGAGTGCCTGGCCTTGACCGTTTCAGACATCGCAGACGGCCGCATATCAATTAATAAGACTTATAACATGTATGACGGGCAGGAGACCATAACAACGCCCAAAACGGCGCACAGCGTGCGAGATATTACGATTCCCGCATCACTTCAAGAAGTTATTGAAAAACATATAAAGCGCATATATGGAGCGCAACCGGACACCCGCATCTTTTCCATGATCTCACGGTCTGCAGCTGCCTATCAGCTGAACAACCATGCAGAGCTGGCGGGAGTGCAAAGGATCAGAATCCACGATTTACGCCACAGCCATGCATCACTTTTAATTGATATGGGGTTTTCTGCTATTCTGGTATCACAGCGGCTAGGCCATGACAACGTAAACACGACATTGACCGTCTATGCGCACTTATTCCCGGATCGGCAAAATGAAGTTGCGGACAAACTGGAAGAAATTATGAACCGTTCCGAAATCGTTCCAAAAAACGTACAGGAGATAAAAAAAGAGCAGTTTTCAGATGAAAACAGCGACTTAAACCACAAGATATAGTGTGTATAATATAGAAGCAACGCTATTGTTGAATCCCATTACCTGCTTAATAGCCGCTGAAACGCCCGTAAAATAAGGGGTTTCGGCGGTTTTCATTTTAAAAGCGTTCCAAAATCGTTCCAAAAATTTGAATAGAAGTTTTTTTGATGTGAAAATAGGCGCCTTATTCTTCCGAATTATCTTCCGGTGCCGGCTTGTAAAAAAGCATTATTTGTGCTATATTCTGATTGGGTTAATAGCCTAGGACCGGCCCTCCGCTATGTGGTGGGGGGAACGGTCCTTTAATATCTAAGCACTTCAATTAAGCAACTCTTATAGACCATTTTCCATCAGGTTTAGATGGCGAAATGACCTCGATAACGGTGTATTCCTTGTCATTAAACTGAATCATATCGCCACGTTTTAAGACAGCATTCTGATTATCCGGGACGACCATAATTCCGTTATGCGTATTAAATTGGCTTCCGGTAATCACTTTCATCATAGTTTAACCCTGTTTTTTGTTATACTATACGGCATTTTCACCCCATAATATAGCGACTATTCCTCTCCCGGATCCGGCGCAGCTGCCTGGTATTTTGGATTGCCAGCGAGGTCTTCAGCATAGTTAACAACGAGATATCTTCCATCGTTATTTAACGTTTTAAGAATCGCTATTAACTTATCTGTATCTTTGCGTTCTCGGTTTTCTAATGCCTTTTTTATGTCTTCTAATTCAGCGCCCTCTTGTCTTTGAAGATCCGCTTCTCGTTGAAGCATGCTTTCGTGAAATAATTCTATAGATAACTGAAGAAGATTAGCGCCTATTTTAAAACAGATATCAGCCTTTTCTGCGTCACCGGCTTGTGTTTCTTTTTTTTGTCTTTGATCAACAGCTTTTATCATGCTGTCGATCGTTGTCATTTTTGGCGTCCTCTTTCCTGTTTCATATTGAGTAATTCTTTGCTGCGTTAAGCCGCAAATGTCCGCGAACTCTGTTTGAGAGAGTCCGGCAGCATGTCTAATCATTTTTAGTCTTTCGTGAATTGATTGATCCATCATTAACACCCTAAATTAAATACTATCATAATCAAAAAAAACTAGCAAATGTATCTTGACAAAGCATATGTATCTATTTTAGAATCATTTTAGATACAAATGAATCTAGAAAGAGAGGTGAAAAAATGACAGTAACGTTTGACCGCGATGCGCTACGGGTCGAGATGGCCCGAAAGTGCATGAACCGGCAAGAGCTTATAGCTATGACCGGATCAGCGCCGTCAACGGTCTTGCGCGCAACTCAGGGGCGGGGGGTATCAACCAAAACCGCCGGCAAGATCGCAAAGGCTCTAAATGTTGATGTAACTGAAATCATTAAACAGGATTAAGACCCAGGGCGGGCGAAAGGAGCAAAAACAATGAGTAACAAGACAATCTGCTGTGTTTGTGGGAAAGAGCTTGAAGGATTCGGCCACAACCCGTCACCGGTTCCGGAGCTGATGGAGTGGACGGAAGAGGAGCAGCGCTGCTGCGTCGACTGCAACCAGACCTTTGTCATTCCGCTGAGAATGTTTTGTAACACAGTTGGAAAGCTGAGAGAGGGGGCAAACCATGTCAATGAGTGATGCGGATCTGATCATTAACATGTCGCTTCTTGAAATGAACGTGTACGGGCTGAGAGAGGCAGTAGACAAAAGGCAGCTTAAGGCCATCAAAGGGTGGCTGAATGTGATCCGGAAGACATGTGGAGACATAGACCACATTATTACAGAAAGGGAGTGCGAACTTGAACAATATTATGATGTCAGCGGATGACGTGGCAGACGCGCTGAGGATCTCGAAGTCAAAAGCCTATAAGGTGATAGCGGACTGCAACCAGCAGTTGAAGCGGGACGGGTATCTGGTATTTGCTGGCAAAGTTCCCCGGGCGTACCTTATGACCCGCATCTATGGCGGGGATAATGAGAGCTAATAAAAAAGCCGCCACAACGGACGGCCAGACCAGCACCAGGGCGGGCGCATTGGTCTTGTGCTTATTATAGCACGGAAAGGGCATTATGAAAAGAAACCATGAAAAACTGATTAAAGATTATTGGCGGTTAGCCGAAAAATCATCTTCACCGGCTGCGCAATTCTATGCGAGTGATCTTGATGCGGTGAAAGACATCACTCTTGCCAATGGCGGCGGATTGTACGATCTAGTGTCAAACGCACTCATGTCTGGTTTTATGATCGGCCGCCGGTTTGGACGGAGAGAGGAGAAAGCCAAATAATGCTTTACGATAACAAAGAACTAAATGCGATATTTGAGCGCTTGTTAGTAACGGACAGAGAGCTTACGGAAGACGATCTGCAAGGTGATTTTGTGGCGCTGCTGTACAAGTATTTCATGAAAGGCGTAGAAATCGGAATCTGTGAGTATCTGGAAGGCCGTATTGAGCTGCCGTTATATGGGCGCGGAGAGGATGAGGTTGTGTCATGACTGAAGAATTAAAAGCGATGGACGATTATATTCAGCAGGGCTTTGATGCCATGATCGAAGAGGATAAACCGGACACCCTGGATCAGTACCAGCAGTTAAGGCGCTATTACAAAGCGGGTGTGGCGAATACCGCGGATGCAATAACAAAATTCATTAAGAAGCAGGGGGCAGAAAATGCAGAAGAATGACATCTATAGAAATACCGTTGCCGGCTTCTGTGATCCGGGCGAGGACTGGCAAGGCTTATGCATCATAAGAAGCTGCGAGGATGGGAAAGTGACCTTTTCGGTCGCACCAGACGACCAGCCATTGTTAGATAAAGACATCGTGCATTTTAACAAAAGCACATTTACAATGTCGGAATCTGACTTTCTGACTTTCTGCGAACCTTGCCCGGTGTTTTTGCCATTAGCGTGACGGCTCTGACGAGGACATGATAGACACCCACCAACCAACCAAACCGGCAAGCGGCGCCAACCGTGAACCGGATGATCGGCTGTGGCTGCAAACGCAGTCGGAAGGAAGGGGCAGCAGGTGTAAACGTTGCCCCTATACAAAACAATAGTTAACATAGCATGTACTTGTGCAAAATCTATTGACAGTAAAACAGTTTTACGGTATATATGTAGCCATAAAAGTGAATACTCGCAAGCGGGGCGCTATTGGGGCATGACCGACATGCTAATGAAACCAGCCAGAAGGGGGCAGCGCCAAACACACCGAACGGATTGCGGGAATGGCTAAACGGAGCACTATTATGGCATACACAATGCCATGTAGTGCTTTTTGTTTTGTAAATAATAAAGGAATGTAATATGCGGACAATGACTCTATACTCGTGCAACTACCGAGAAAAGAAAAATAACGCTTATTATCGAAATAAGCGGATAATCAATAATTTTGAAGATCTGCAAAAGGTGGCCTGCTGGGATCATGTCATGGCTACGTTAAAAAACAGTCATAGAAGTAAAGAGGACTTTATCAGCGTTGACGGCCTCATTTTCGAAATTGACAACACACACAGCGTCAACAAGGAAGACTGGCAAACGCTGGACGATCTCACGGACGCTTTGCCGGATGTCATGGGTTACTACGTGCAAAGTCGTAACTACATGAAGACCAAGAAAAAGACATTGCAGGACGGGACGGAGATCTTCCAGGAACCGCGGGAAAAGTGGCATATATATTTCCCGCTTGCAAACCCTATTGACGATTATCAGACCGCCATAAATCTAATGTATAGCACAGTGGCGCTTTTCCCATTTTTCGATATGGGCGCAGCAAAGCCGGTTCAACCAATGTTTGGTGTCGCGCAGCCGAAGGGCGGAACGATTGACGGCACATATACTTTAGATGAATACCTGGCAAGCGATCCGGATGGACTCAAAGACCAGATGAAAGAGCGGGTGAAGGCTTTTTATGACAACGTTGAATCTGGTCATTATGAGCTGACGGACGATGAAAGCATCATAGGCCTTAAAAGCATCATGTCTTTTGTTGGACTTGCGCCGTCAAGAAACGCAAAACAGGCCGAGCCGGCCGTAGCTGGATCCCCGGATGATGACTGGATTGATGACGCCGAGCAGCAACGGGCGGTCAATCGGTTTAGATCATGGGCAGCACAGCACAAACAGGAGCTAGGGCGCGAGTATCGTATAGACCAGGCAAGCCACCCCAAAGCAATAGTTTTTTGTGTTCCGTGTCCATGGGAATCAAAGCACACCGAAGACACCACCGATGATTCAACAGTAGTCATCATAGACCGGAGCGGGAAACGCAATTTTGTATGCCGGCATGGTCATTGTGTTGACCACGACTGGAAAGAATACCGGGCAAAGGTGGAGCACGACAATCCTGTTGAAAGCACAGATCTCGAATCAGCTCAAGGCGCACTTGCTGACGCAACCAGGATAAGCAAGCAAGCCGACATCAAACTAAAGTTGAACGACAAAGGCCACGTGAAAAACGTTATCTCGAACTATACGAGCATCTTTGAAAATGACCCGTATTGGAAAGGTAAGTTTTCCTGGGATCTTCTGAGCGGCCGCACGATGATAACCGGCGTTTACTGGCATTTGGACGCGCACGCAATAACTGACGTTGATATATCGAAGATCCGACGGCTACTTGATGACTGTTACGGAATATCCAGCAAACAGAACACGGAAGACGCGGTGATAAGCGTAGCCTATGATAACAAACACCATCCTGTATTAGAGGAATTAAACCGGCTGCCGGCATGGGATGGAGTGCAGCGCCTGGGCGAGTTTCTTCCGCGGTATCTGGGAGCGGAGAGATCAGACTACACAACAGCGGTCACAACACTATTATTTGTCGGTATCGTCTGCCGGATCCGGTCGCCTGGCTGCAAATTTGATCTGTGTATCATCCTGGCCGACACGAAACAGGGCAGCGGGAAAAGCACGATTTGCCGCTTCATAGCCTTAAATGATGAATGGTTTACAGACGGCTTGACCGACTTGAGCGATCCGAAAAAGAGCTTTGAAGCGATATGCGGCCATGTTGTCGTGGAGCTGGGCGAAATGCTGGCAACCAGACGCGCGAAGGATGTCGAAGGAATAAAGGCGTATTTGTCGAAGACGGCCGATGATTACCGGCTTCCATACGGTCACCATCCGTTAAGGTATCAACGGCAATGCGTCTTCATTGGAACAACCAACAAGCCGCAATTTCTCCCAGATGACAAGACCGGCAACCGGCGTTTTATTCCGGTTTTGTGTGACGGTAACAAAGCGGAAGTGCATCCCCTGGACAACGAGCAGGAGACACGCGATTATATCCGCCAGTGCTATGCAGAAGCGATCCAGATCGTTGATAGTGGCAATTACTCATTGACCCTTGATAGAAGGTTTGACGATTATCTGAACGAGCTGCAGGAAGCATCCGCCCCGGATGATAGCCGCATCGGAGTTATTCAAGAATGGCTGGACAATGCGGATGAAGACACTGTTTGCACTCGCATGATCTGGGAAAAAGCACTGAATCAGACGACCTACACGACAACGCAGCCGGCGCGCTATGAGCTGCAGGACATCGCGGATATTATGAATTTAAAAATTGCCGGATGGAGCAAGTATGTTGCAAGAGGTGGCCGCGGATCTTCCGACATGTACAGATTTAAATTATACGGAAGACAACGCGCCTGGATCCGAAACACACCGGAAGAAGCTGTCAACAGTGATGTCAACACCGTGTCAACAGGTGTCAACAGTAACAGCACCGTGTTGACAAATGACACACATGACGATGACTTCTTGACAGATTCAGACGGGGAGCAATTCGAACTTGATGACATTTTCTTCTAGCTGTTGACAGAGCTGTTGACAAGCTGTTGACACAAAAAACGCCGTATTTATGCGACTTTAAAGCACTTTGTCAACATGTCAACAGTGTCAACGGGGAAAATAAATAAAATAAATAATGAAGTAGTAGTAATGCCGTAACGCGTACAAAATACACTATTTTAGTTTTTTGACAAAATCGCTGTTGACAAGTTGACAACACCACATAAACGACAGAAAGGACGAAACGACAATGTTATCAGATTACGAAAACAAACGGATCAACAAAGAACTGAAAGCGCTTGTTGATGAGTATCAGCGGAGCTATGAAGCCGCACATCTGCAGTCTGAGGCAAGGTATAAAACAACTTTGCCCGCCGGCGCTTCATTCTACCCGCGCAAGGGCTTTTATAATGCCGAAGACCGGCAGAGATTTGCAGCGAAGTGCCAGGGCTACAAAGACAAAGCGCACAGCCTTATTGACAAGGCAGCGAAAGAGATCATGGATCAGAACACGGCAGCCCCCAGCGCAGACGCGGCAAATGTGGTGGCCGTAGTCAATGCCCGCCAGAATATGAGCGTGGAAGAGATCGACCAGCTCATGACAAGGTACGGCCACGACTGCCCCATGGTTTACCGTGCGCTTTATGACAAGGCTTATAGCCTGGGGTATAAAGACTTCATTCGTCACCCGATTGAAAGAGTGGCTGAAAACATGGATAGCCTTTTGAAAAAAATTGACCGGGCATTTTCTGCAGATGACAGGGACACAACAGATATGGTGATCCATGCCAGCGCATTTAATGGCTATGTTGACGATGCTTTCCCGGCCGGTGAGGAATAAAACATGTATTGCAATTTATCTTTCAGTAAACCGCTAAAGGTGGCGCGTCTGTATCTGTGGGAGTCTGGCGTTCCGGAGACAAACAAGATTGTATGGATCAATGATCATTTCTTGGTAATGGCGGACGACAAGAAGGACAGCCCCCGCACCTGGTACGCCATTGACAAGGTGCGATTGATGGAAGGTGTTGAGCCATACGAACGTATCTATGAAATGGCGCTATGATATGGCAACAAACCCACGATCTAAGAACGGGGCACTCCGGAGAAAGTACCGGCAGCGCTTCAAGATGATGGGGCTACCCTGCCATATATGCGGCCGGCCTATTATGTACGATCAGCCCAGCGACGCAAAGCACCCATTGAGCTTTGTAATTGATGAGGTGATCCCGGTCAGTAAAGCGGAGCAATACGGTTATTCATCACCGGCCGCAGCTGCACAGGACTTTGAGAACCTAGCCCCCGCGCATTACATCTGCAACCAGATGAAGAGCGACAAGATAGGCTTTCGGTTGAAGATGAAATCAGAGCAAAAAAGAAAAAATATTATGTTAGATGGTAAGTGGTAATGGGTGGGGGGAGTCCCCCTCCCCCATCAAGGGCTAAGGGGCGGCGTGAGCGCCGAAATTTTTAGCGAACCATCCTAAATCATGAGGGTGGCAAGAAAGGACTGATAAACAGTGAATAAAGCAACGGTAACAAGGGAACGAAAACGGTTAGAAGCGATCCTGGACAGCGCAAACGTGCCACAGCAAAAGCGTGAAGCACTGGCGGTAGTGGTTGAGAATATCGCATTTCAGCGGTGCAAGCTGGAAGAGACACGTGGTCTTATTATGCATGACTTCATTATCAGTCATTACGATAACGGCGGCGGCCAGCGCGGCTTGCAGGTGAATCCCATGTATAAAGCCTATATTGATCTATGGCGGGCATATATGATTGGCATGGAAAAGTTTACTTCTTACTTGCCGAAAGACATGCAAGACGAAGTGCAAAGCGACGGCATGAGCGTGCTGGATCAAGTCAGACAGATGAAGAAAGGGGAAACATGAAGATCTCAGAAGCAGC